CGAAGCCGTCAAATTGTTTTACAACTCACTATGCAATGAGTTAGGTCTTGAAAACGTGTTAATTGGTTGTCCGAAAGTTCGTAACCGTTCAAATCTTTGGTAATGAAAATTGTACAATACCCACATTACTTGTTTGCCGTAAACGCCGGTGGCGATTCCGTACAAGATGAAAACGGAAATTGGAGTGATGCCGAAACAACAAATATTTTCCTTTCGACTTGCCGTGAAGAAACGGACGGTCGGGGTTCGGAAATACAAGTTGCAGGTGGCACATTCCACCGTTTTACTTCTTTGATACAGTTGCCGAAAGGTACGCAAAAAGTGGATGTTGGAAGTACAATATTTGTTGCCAATGATGTAAACGGTACGGATATTCGGATTCAAGGTGTTGTTTTGAAATACGATGTTGGGCAATTACATTCAAGATTATGGGTATAGAAGCAAATTTCACACAAGCGTACATTAAAAAGCGTTTCGATGCTTTTCTTGACCAAGTGCAAAAGCAACAAATCAAGCGTTGTCAAATGCTTGGTGAAATGTGTGTTACCCACGCCCGCACCGTGCCGAAAGAACAAGGCTTTGAAGACCAAACGGGTAATTTACGGTCGTCAATCGGATATATGGTATTTGTGGACGGCGTTGCGATTCATTCGTTTTATGAACAAGTTGCCGGTGGTTCGGAAGGTACAAAAGCCGGTGAAACTTTGGCAAATAAAATTGGTGAAGACCAAAAAGGCGTTTGCCTTGTAGTAACCGCCGGAATGAATTATGCCATATATCTTGAGGCAAAAGGGCGTGATGTGCTAACAAGCGCTGAACACCTTGCCGAAAGAGAATTACCACTGATGCTTGACAGGTTAATTGCTAATATCAAACAAGTATGAAAACAACATTTGACACCGATGCAATTCTTTTTTCTTTGCTTCAAAACTCTCCTGTAAAGAAAGCTATTAACGGCGGTATTTACGTTGGTGATGACCGCCCAAATAATTCTGATAAAGAAGATATTGTAGTGAATACTATTAGTGTAACACAAGACTATTTGCCGCAAATCGGTACTTCAAATGTGAACCTGTTCGTATCGGATAAAAACGTGAAAATAGGCGGGAAACAACAATTGCAAGCAGACCGCACGCGCCTACAAAAATTGTCAGAAATGGCAATCAAAACATTAAAATATGCTAATATTACAGGGTTAAAATTGATACTTGGCAGCCAGACAATTTTGGAGGAGGCAGACGTAAAACAGCACTTTGTAAATATTCGCATTGACTGGAATATTCAAACAAATTAAAAATTTTATATTATGGGGTTAATAACATTAGGTTTAGTTCAAATAAAAGTTGGTGAAGCCGCGCCTAACGGAACAATGCCAACTGCGTTAACAAAGATCGGCAAAACGTATAAGGACACGGCAAAAATTGCTCAAGACGCCTCTGACGTTACCGAACACTTTGAAGAAGGTAAATCAGCTCCTGAAGTACGACAAGTACGGAAAAAAATTCCAAAAATAACATTCTCACTGATGGACGCAGACGCTCAGATGCTTGCCGATTATATCGGTGGGACAGTAACGAGTGGAGCGTGGGGATTTGACGGGAGCGAAGTTGTTACAAACAAAGCCATCCTTATTGAAACGGAACAGGGGTTAAACTTTGAAATCCCGAACGCAAATATTGAGGCTGTTATCGACGCCGACATGTCTGCTAAAGGTATTTTCCTTGTTAACTTTACAGTTACTCCGTTGGCTGTAACGGATGGAAAGGCATTACGCGCAGTTCCAAAAGCAACAGCGTAATTTTATTTCTTTTTCTTTCATGTTGCCGAAATCCCCAGAACCATTGTGTTTTCGGGGATTTCTTATATTATTTATTTATATATGGACACAAATGTATTGGAGCAAGAAAAATCGGAACTAAACGCGCTTATCAACAAGGGAATAACCTTTGAAGTAAAAGACACAGAATTTGATGTCAAGAAGCTATTTTTTGGATTAATAAAAAAGCGCATTCCGGTAGAAGTAAAAAAACAATTTAAGATTGAAGAGCCAACAATTGGCACGCTCGACCGTCTTTCGGCAGAGTGGGTAGAAATTGCCATTGATGAAGCTAAATTGAAAGCCAATGATGGCATGCAGCGGGCACGGGCGTTAGTAAACAAACATGCCATTCGTTGCGCTAAAGTCATTTCTATTGCCGTTTTAGGATCTGATTACCTGATCCCGAAATGCAGCAAAAATGGCGTTGTACGTTACATTGAAGATGCGGAAAGATTGGCATATTTAACGGATTTATTTTCCCGTACAGTAAAGCCGTCAACACTTTATCAATTAATACTATTAATCAATGCGATGTGCAATTTAGGGGATTTTGTGAACTCTATTCGATTGATGTTAAGCGACAGAAGCACAATGCCGGTTCGGATAGAGGAAAACAGAGGGGATTGAATAGCCCACACGGGAGACGAGGCGCTATTTGCTCTCACTTCGGGTGGACGTATGATTACCTCACAAACGGCATTGCATGGTCGCTGGTGCAGCGGATGATGCTTGACGCTCCAAGTTATGATGCGGATGCAGACGGTGAAGAAATTGCACTGACAGAAAATAACGGCGATAAGATAACAAGTTATGTAAACAGCTTAATGTAATTGAATTATGTCAGAAATTGACGGTGGCGCGTTGTCGTTTAAGTCCGTAATGGACAACGACCAAATGAATGCGGCTATTGACGAAACCTTGCGGCGTGTACAAGGGCTTTCCGATGGCACGGTTGCCGGTGGCAATGCAATGGATAAAGCCTTTAAAACAGCGGAAGATTCAGTGAAAAATTTTACCTTGCTTACAGCAAAAAGCGGGGCGAATATTGATGCTGAATACAAAAAAACATCGGGATTAATTGAAAAAGGTTTTGAAATAATCGGCAATGGCATTAAACTAAATCAATCGGAATTAAAAAAACTTACCGATGAGTTTACAAGACTTGGAGTTGAAGCCAATAAAGCGGGCGGACACTATCAAACTAAATTTGGCGGAAGTGGATATTTAACAGCCGAACAATCGGAATTAAGGGAAAAAATTAAAATTCTTAAACAAGTAGAAAAAGGGCTGCAAGACCAAGACCAAGCATTACTAAAATTAAATGCAGATACAAATACACACAAGACTAAATTAGATAATACTTCCAATGCACAAGTAACTTTTAGAACCGAATTGGGAAAAATAAAGCAACAAATGATGGAACTTGATGCAATAAAACAAAAAGACGGTTCACTTACAGCCGAACAATCGGCAAAATATGTGCAATTAACAGAAGAAGCAAAACGGCTTGGAAGTGCAATATATTCTGCAAATCAACAAGTAAAATTAATTACTTCCACGAAAGGGGAAATGCTGCAAGGTTTAATGTCCGGTTTATCGGGTGTTGCCGGTGGTTTTTCCGCCGTAACCGGTGCGGTTTCTATGTTTGCAGGGGCAAATGAAGACTTGCAAAAAATTATGCTCAAAGTGCAATCTTTAATGGCAATTACAATTGGTTTACAACAAGTTTCACAAACTTTGAACAAAGATTCGGCATTCAGGCTGAAAACATTAACCCAAATTCAAAATATATATTCGGCAGCCATATCAAACACAGGGAAAGCATTCATTAAAATGGGTTTTTCGGCAACGGCCGCACGAATAGCAGCACAAGCATTGATGGCAACTTTAACGCTTGGTCTTGGCGTGGCAATTACGACAGCGATTACTATGATTACTAAATGGGTGTCAAAGTCGAATGAAGCAAAAAAAACCAATCAAGAAGTTGCTAAAAGCGCAAGCGAACAAATTGCAAGCCTTATGAAGTTATCGGTGCAATGGAAGACATTTGGCAATGATTTGGAAGCGAAAAAAAGGTTTTTAAAAGAAAATGGCGATGAAATAAAAAAACTTACCGGAAAAACACTTGACCTTGTCAAAGCCGATGATTTGTTTATTAAAAACACCGGTAAATTTATTGAAGCACTTATATTTCGGGCGCGGGCGGAACAAAAACAAAAAGAATTACAGAAAAAAACCGAAGATATTGGTAACGTAGACCAAAAAATAGATGCCGAATATGAAAAACTTTTAAAAAAAGGCGGTACTATTGATGGGAAAACAAAAGAAAAAGATTCAGATAGATTGATGTTGGTTTATACAAGCCAAAAATACCAAGAACTCAAAGAAGAGAGAAAAAAATACACAAAAGAAGCCGAAGAATTTATTAATGAACAAATCAAATTAACCGAAAGGGAAAAGACTATTTTAAAAGAATTAGGTTTGGGTGCGGAAGATATATTGGAAGGTAGCATTGCTGCGGTAGAATCTAAAATAAGTGAACTAAACAAACAATACAAAAATGCTGCAACCGACAAAGAAAGAAACGCATTATTAACCCAAATCAAAGAACAAGAAAATCTACTTAAAAAGTTAGATAAAACAAGAAGTTCCACAACCAAATCGGACAAAGACGACCCATTTACAAAACAGTTGGAAGAACGCAAAAAACGCTATTCCGAATATTTGAAATGGATAAATTCAACCGATGAAACTATCCGTAAAGCTGCTCCTATAGAATTTGCCAACATTCTGAAAGATGGAAATACATATTTGGAATATTTGCAAAAATTAAAACAAAAGACTACCCTAACCAAACAGGAGATTTACCAAGTAACCAATGAAATAGTAAGCGAAACAAACAAAGGAATACTTGAAACTTTTAAGGAAAGCCTTGTTGAAAAGTTGGATAATGCCAAAACAGTTGTAGAACAGTTGAATTTGATTAAGAAAATGCGCGATGACCTGAAAACATCCGATGACCCTGAAACAATGAAGCAAGAAAAGGAAAAGGTGTTGGATGAAACTCAAAAACAAAAAGAAAAGGAACAAAGAGAAGAACAAAAAAAGAAAGCAGAGAGCGTATTGAAAGAATATACTGATACGTATGACAGGCTACTGGATTTAGATAAAGAGTATTTTGACGATCGTGCTTTACTAAACAAACAGGAAGAAGCCGCATTGACAGATGAAGAAAAACAACGAATCAACCGCACTATTGCCTACCGTAAACAAAAATACGATGAAGATGTACAAAATATCTTACGAGCAGCTATCAACGCTAACGTGAAAATGATTGAACTGGAGCGAGACAACACGCTTTTTGACATATCTCAAAAAAAGTATCTATGGGAGGCTGACCGCCAAAAGGATGTGTTGACAGCACAAAAAAAGGCAGCGGAAGATACGCTAGAACAATTAAAAAAATTGCAGGGAGAAGACCCAACCGGTGAACTTGCGGATGAGATAGCACGCATAACGCTTGAAATCAAAAAAATGAATGACGAACTTGAAAAGACACCAAATGAAAAACTCCAAGAAATGTTATCAGGATTGCAAAAAATAACTTCTTCTTTGGGTGGTTTGGATGGTGAACTTGGTGAGATATTTTCAAGTATCAGCAGTCAGTTAGACAACATAAAAGTTGCGTTTGATGAGAATGCAAAAACAACCGACAAGGTAAGCGCTGGTATTGCCGGTATTGTCGATATTATCAACACGGTAACTGCCGCGTCAGCAAAACGAAAACAGGTAGAAAAAGAGTATTACCAAAATCAAATTGCATTGGCGCACGAATACGCACTTGCACTTAATGGCGTGCTGCGCACCCAGTCGGAAATGTCTGAATCTGGATTTGTTAAGGATTATTCAGGGCGAATCAATGACGGATTCAACGCATTGACAGATGCAACAAAGAATTATCATGATGCGCTTGGAAAACTGTCTGAAGGAAAGGCAAAAATTGACCTGCGCAACGCTATTGATTGGGGAGCGGTAGGTAAAAGCGCTGTCTCAGGAGCGGTTGCGGGTGCAGCTATTGGGTCAATAGTTCCGGTTATAGGTACAACCGTTGGTGCAGTTGTTGGCGGAGTGGTTGGTGGCATAGTAGGTCTGTTTGGCGGTAAAAAGAAGAAAGAAATATACGGGGGGCTATTAGATGTTTTTCCAGAACTTGTTGACGGCGCCGGCAACTTAAACAAAGAATTGGCTCAAACGCTTATCAATACCAATCAGGTAGATGACAAGACAAAACAACTCATACAAAATGCCCTTGAATGGGCTGACGTCATGGAATCGGCGCATGCGCAAGTAAAAGAAGTAGTTGTAGAACTTGCCGGCGACTTGGGAAATAGCCTTAAAAATTCAATAGTAGAGGCATGGAAGGCTGGCGAGGACGCAAGCAAAAGCATGTTTGACGCTGCAAGCAAATCGCTTGAAAAATTTGTAGAAGATTTGCTCTACTCAACACTATTTTCAGACGTTTTCAAAGAATTTTCCGACAGATTGGCTGAGTCGCTTTCTCCATCCGGAGACGGCGATATATTGGATGACTATGATTGGTTGATGGATGAAATGAACGCACGCGACGACTACTTTATAGGTCTTCTGGAACAAGTGAAAAACAGAGCTAAAGAACGAGGTTTTAACGCATGGGAAGATTCCGCATCAAATGATAAATCGTTAACAGGTGCGGTAAAAGGCATAACGGAGGAAACGGCGTCAATGCTTGGTGGGCAAATAAACGTTATGCGGATTAACCAGTTAGAGGCAAACGAGATGATTAGGCAACAGCTAATGTACTTGGCAACGATTGCTCAAAATACATCTTACAATCGTTTTTTGCAAAGCATTGATGAAAAACTTGAAAGATTAAAAAATTCAGGCGACCCGTTACGCTCGCAAGGATTATCGTAAAATATTTTAAAAACATTTTGATATGGATTCAAACAATTTAATATTGAATTTACCATTTGACGAAAGCGCTGGTTCTGCGATTGCTTACGATTACAGTTCAAACCGTGCTGATGGTCAAATAGACGGGGCGACATTCGTGTCAGGAAAAAACGGAAACGCTATCAAATTCACAGGAAATGATACGTGCAAAATTTCAAAAGACATTTTACCGAATTTGAACGCCGAATTTTCGATGCTGATGTGGGCGCAAACCGGTAAAATAGAGTGCGGATCGACAAATGAGTTTATTTGGCATTTGAATTTTGAGGGTATAAATAATCATGTTGAAGTACCTATTGAGGCAAAACCGGACACGTGGTTTTCACTGGCTTTGACACGCAGTGGATCTGTATTTAAATTTTATGTCAACTCTTCTTTATTTCAAACCGTAAATAACACGGGCGTATTACAGGGTTTTTCTTTGAATCAAGACTATTACGGAGGAGACTATGGTTTTGGGTTGCTGGATGACGTGAAAATGTACAACGTGGCTTTGACCCAAAGCGATATAATCAACGAAATCTCTAATATCAAGAAACAGGCATACAAGATCGATGGCTTTGATTTTAGAGAATATGGCGTATATGTGTCCGATTCAGATGGCATTGTTAACCGCCCGAAACTGAAAGCGCCTGCAAGTGTTTCATGGGACAATTACCACGGTGAGGCTGTTGATTTGCAACACAAATTCTACGAACCGCGTACAATTACTTTGTCATGCTTCATTAAAGCCGCAAACAAAAGTGATTTCATTGCCAAAATGTTCACTTTTGAGCAACTGTTTGACAAAAAAGGAACCAACCGGCTAATGATTGACATTCACCCAACAAAGCCATTAATTTATGAAGTGTACTGCGTTGATGAGATTTCTGTATCAAAAAAGTGGAATGATGAATTAATGGTTGGGACGTTCAAATTGAATTTAATTGAACCCGAACCGTTAAAACGCATTTTGAAGCATTCGCGTATAGGTGATGCAACAAAAACATGTACAGTTACATTGACTACGCAAAAATTGGTGAATATCTATTGGGGAGATGGATTAGCTGACTTTGATATTTCTGGCGAAAACGTAGCCATTACACATGATTACACCAAAAATGGAGATTACTTTCCGGTAATAACGGGCTGTATTGATGAGATTTCGGCGTTCGCCA